TTCCGCAGCGAGAAAGGCAGACAAACAATGAGCATTGAATCATGGAAAGAAGAGTTTCTTATGTAAACGTATTGTTAGACAGCAGTTATATAATGAAGGGAGGGGATAAGTGGCTGAAGAACAAAAAAAGTCAAAAAATAGAGGTAGAGCAGATTGGGTTAAGGGCATGCCTGCCCCTCCTGGTGCTGGTAGGCCAAAGGGCCTAAGAGATTCACCATTCGCCCCGAGGCAGAAGAAAAAGCATGATGCCTTGTTCTGGCGGCAGATGGAAGAGTCGGCGTTAGAGAGCGGGTTTGTCAGTCTAGCCGATTGGTTGTGGAAGGCTGCTCAGGATAACCTGGAATGGAAAGCCTTGCTAATGGAACGGATATTGGCCAAGCTAGGGGCCGATGCCGTAGGCGAGACACAGGAGCGGTTGGCCTTGAGTGGTATGCTACGGGATGTAATGGCTTCAGAGGCGTCAGCAGAAGGGGCAACCGGAGGCCAAACGATCAATATCATCACAGGTGGCGGCATAATGGCCCCTACTGAGTCTATGCGGGAAATTGACCGTATCGAGGCTGTAGATGTCAAGGCTTTACCAGTTGACGATGAGTCAGAGGAAGCGGAAGAGGGATAATATGAGTGAACCAAGGACATACGGGGAGTGGGTTTGGGCGTATCGAAAGGCTTTTGGTTGCAAGAACATGCATCAGGTCTGCTGGTGCCAAACCTGCTGCGATGTGGAGCGGGCTTGGAAGGACGCCTTGGCGATTGCTGGGGCAGAACTGGAACGGCTCCGACATAGTCGTTAGAACACCCCCAGGACGCCCAGGTTGCCGTCTAAGCGGCGTAAGGGGCAAGGGCGGGTAGTTAGGCCCTCGGAGGGTAAGGCCGCTTAGAAACGATTCTACGGCGTATAATGAATTAAGGAGAATCAAACAAATGACCACAAAACAAATAGCTGAGTTGTATATCGAGCACGCGGCGTACTTCCGGGAGTTGTTGGAGAAGCGAGCCAAAGCTGAGAAGGAAGAGGAAGATAAGGCAGCAAAGATTGCGGCAGATTTGATTAAGAATTGCCATCGGCCAATGATGACCATTCCTGGACTTGATCCGGAAGAAATCACAGAGGCCAGGGTCCGCGAGATAGCAAGGGAAGAGATAGCCAGAACCAAAGTGTATTGGATGGGCGTTGACCCGGCAGTTGTTGAAGATCGTACAGTGACATCCTGGTGGTCTCCAGCTCTTGGTGCAGATGACTCCAAGGTTGTATGGAAGAAGCAACACTACCCGATACCGGCCAGTAGGTGTAGCAAGGCCAACGCCCTTGGCCGGTGAAATATGATAAAAGGGTCGTCAACCCACGTAAGATTTGTATGCGATAGCTGCGGGGCGGAAGAGCCGGGCAGGATGCTGGACATACCCGGCACGCCCAGGCAAGTGGCAGTGGAGCCTATTGGCTGGGAGAAGCGGGACGTGAGAAAGTTATCGGGGTATGTGTCCAGGCACTACTGCCTGGCATGTAACCAAACAGCGGCCAGCACCACTAAGGTGTTAAAGTTTGTAGGAGCTTAGAAATGAGACAGAAGATATTATGCTTCTTTGGGTTCCATGTATGGGGTATATGATTACGAGACGTGGGTTGCGCTCACCCAGTAATGAGCCGGAGGAATGATTGACAGACGTAGACCTGACTGATTACGAACCAAACCCAAAGCAAATCCTGGCTCACAATTGTAAGGCCCCGTTCCTGCTATACGGTGGAGCAGTGGGCGGCGGAAAATCTTATTTCCTTTGCATGGATGCCCTCAAGCGGTGCCTGGCTTGGAATAAGAACGTGGTGGGCATCTACCGGTGGGAGCTATCCTCCTTCAAGTCCACTACCCTCGCCACTATGCAGGAGACAATCCTTGGCAAGTATTCCGCGTTTGTCGCACAGCACAACCAACAGGACCATTGGATCAGGTTCAAGAACGGTTCGCTCATTCGGTATGGCGGACTCAAGCCATCAGAGTCGGCGGCTGGTGATATTCTTAAGGTGGCAAAGAGCCTAGAGGTCAACGCCTTGTATCTCGACGAGGCCACTGATGTGCCACAGAAGGTCTTTGACTTCCTCGGCACCCGCCTTGGCCGCGTTCGTTGCCAATGGGCCTTATCCGGTGAGTGGGAGAAGCCACGCGGTATCCTGCGGTGTACGTGCAACCCTGAGATATCATATATCAAGACAGCATTCATTGACCGACCCCGACCCGGTTACCACTTCATTAGATCAACGTGGAAGGACAACGAGAAGAACCTGCCGGATAACTATGAGGAAGTAGCGTTCGGCAACATGAGCGACGAATGGAAGGCCCGGTATAGGGATGGTGATTGGTCTGCTGCTACCGACGCCGATGTGCTTTATCCGGGTCTATTGCTTATGCGGGCAACAGAGGATAGGAAGGGGGCAACAGGGGGTAACGATATAGATTTCGGTGTGGATGTTGCATCAGCAGGTGACGACCAGAGCGTCATACTTTGCAGGACTGGCAACCGGGGCGAGATACTGTGGCACGGCCAGGAGCCGAATATCCTGACGTTCAGCGGTAAAGTGATGGGATACGCCGATAGGATTCATCCGCAGAATATCAAGGTGGATGCCGTGGGCCTGGGCGAGGGGGTATGGCGTGACCTGGAGCGAGAGGGATACCCCGTGACCCCAATGATCGGCGGGGCCAAGGCGATGGATGAATCACGCAACTATCGCAATCAGCGGGCGGAGATTGCGTGGGAGTTCCGGGAGCGGCTGCAGGAGGACCGCGTATGGTTGGATGATTACCCGGAGCTAATCCAAGAGCTGGGGTCAATTCGGTATAGCCAGACAGCATCGGGGCAGACGGTGCAGGTAGAGTCGAAGAAGGAGATTAAGAAGCGGCTAGGCAACAGCCCCGACCTTGCCGATGCCTGTCTCTACGCCTATGCTTATGCCGGTGGCATTTTTGGGGCACTATCGATATAGATCGGCGTATAATGGATAGAAGGAGTAAATGGATATGAAAGAGAATATGGTCAAGCAGCGCGGGGTTAAACTAGCCCCATCGACACCCAAGCCTCGTATTACCCCGTCGTCACAAAAGAGCAAGAAATGTGGAACATGCCACGGTGGAGAGACTATACCGGTATATCCGCCGGGGCCGCAGGGGTTACCTGATCGAGCACCGTGCCCTGTCTGCTGTAAGAAGGAATATAGGGAGTTCCTCATACGCACCGACCTTGGCCGTCAGCTACAGCGTAAGCATGATCTTTTGCTGGAGGAAAGAGCATTGATGAGAGAGGCCGTGTCCCGGTTAGCAGCTAGGGACAAAGAGATTGGGCGGTTGCGGCAGGAAAACTATGGCCTGCAGGATGAATGGAAAACGGCTATCGATCAGAAGGCGGAACAGGACAAAGAGATAGCTAAACTGATCTTGATGGGCTTGAAGAACTTCGTTTGTTCAAGCAGTAAGCAACGGATTGACTGATAAGGAGAAGAAGACATGAAATGCTGGCTCTGCATGAATCCCGTTCGGCTGAGGAGCGGCGGATGCGAAATAGATACGCCCAAAGAAGCCCTCGCCCTGCTTGGCGTATTCAAGACCAAGAAGTTGGGGCGCGAAGTGTGCGGACCCAAGGCGGAGTTTGCCGAAGTTGACTGGTTACGAGTGAAGGAGACGAAGCGATGAGGCTCTTACTGCTCAGACTGGAATGACCAAGGATGAACGGGGATTGCCATAACAAATGAACGGCATAATCACCAATGACCCGTCAGAGTTCTATGGGGTACTTGCCTCCAATGGCAATGCTCACTGGGGATTTGCCTTCATATGGCAAGTGGTCTACGTGTTCTATAACGCATAAGGAGAATGGAAGATGGAGATTGTTGGTATTATACTTATACTTGCGTGGTTGATTTGGGTAGCTGTCCAGCTAGGGGATATTGTTCACCATCTCAAACGACTCATAGACCAACAGGAAGCCCAACGGGCAAATCAGGATGAGCCGAGGTACTAGGTGGACGCCAAGGAGGGTGATCGGCTATACAACGAGTATAGGGAAACTGTTTTAACCGTAGCCAGGAAGTTATGGGGTATGTATGGGCCTGCTCTGTCTGGGCATGGCATAGAATTAGATGATTTGACCCAACATGCCGAGCTTACTCTGCTCGAACTCATTCCCAAGGTTGACCCAACAAATATTGGCCTTCAGAATTATATCTACAAAAGCGTGGAGGGGAGTTTGCGTGGTCGGTTTGTTCAGGGCGAAATCATGCGATTCTCCAACCAAACCCCCACTGATCTAACCTCAAATCTAGCCGAACCTACCCCTAAACCTGATAAACTTTCGGATGAAAGCCTATTTATAGGTATAGGGGGTCTTGATGCGGCGTTCTGTGAGTTAGTGCTCCAGGGTAATAAACCGCATGAGGCCCGCCGGTTAATGGGCTGGAACATGGCCCAATACCGGGCATTCAAGGCCAGGATAGGTAAAAAGCTGGGAGCATAGTGGGATGGATATTAGCAAGAGGGAAAAAGAGTTACAGGCACAGGAAAAGGCAGCACTCGACGGCATATCTGATATTGATTTGGCCAAGGCCAGCCAGGCGGCATCTATAGTGGTCGATGCTGTATACGATTCGATTGATGGGATATCAGTACCAAAGGACCGCCAAGAGTGGATTGAAATCTATAAGAAACATGTTTGGGCGTATGCTGGTATATTCGCCATTGCATCCACTATTGCCAAACTGCCGAGAATGCTCGTGGAGGTCAATCGGGAGACTGGCGACCGGGAGGAAAAGAGAAACCACGAACTGTTGAACCTGATTGACTACCCGAACCCTGTTACTACTGGCTATGACTGGCTAGAGCGGGAAGTGATTCACCTTGAGAGCTGTGGCAATGCCTATACCGAGATTGTTCGTGGCACTGAGGAAACACGGCAGGCAGGCAAGACGGTTAAGGCGACAGAGAAACCGACTGAGCTTTGGGCTATCCGTCCCGATATGCTAACGCCAGTCCCGGCTAAAGACGGCAACGGCCTGGCCCATTGGATATTCCAAGCAAAGAAATGGGGCAAGAGGAAGATATTCCAGGTCGATGAGATATTACCGTTCGGCTATACTGATCCTATGCAGGTGTTGTTTGGCTTGGGTAGTCTCCAGCCCGCCCTTGACGACTTACGCCAGGATGTGGCAATGGCGGCGTGGAATCTGGATTTCTTTGAGAATGGCCTGACTCCCCAAGGCGTATTCCAAACTGACCAGACATTGCAGCCGAAGCAGGCCGAAGATATTGCGGATCAGGTAAAGGACTTTCTATTAGGCGGTAGGCGGGTGCTTATCCTTGGCCGTGGTATGAAGTGGCAGACGATATCAGTAGACCCGAAGGATGTGGACTTTGCGAATGGCCGAAGCGATAATAGGGAAGCTATTCTAGCGGGGTTGGGTGTACCTCCGGTGAAGGTTGGTTTGTTGGAGCATGCCAAATACGACAATTACCGGCTACAGGCTGAAGCATTCCATCAGGACACTATCCTACCGAAGCTGCGTAAGATCGAGGGTGGCATCAACTTGTTCCTTGTACCACAATACCCCGAATTAGCCCGGACCCCTGAGAAGGATTTCAGGTTTGAGTTTGATACTACCGAGTTACTAGCAAAAGATGAAGATAAGCTTACCGACCGGGTGATCAAGAAGCTACGGAGCGGCCTGCTGACGATCAATGCAGCCTTGGGAGAGTTAGGCCATGAGGCAGTAGAGGATGATGAGATTGGTGAGATGCGAATGATCGACAAGGGCCTGATTCCGCTAGGCGAGCTGTCGATGAATGGCATGAATTCGTTAGAGGCAGCAGAGAACGAGGTAGAGGATATTATGCGGCGTCACGATGAAGATTTGCCTGACAAGATCGAAGAGATAGTGAGGAAGGCCCTTGAACGAAATAGTGATGAATGAGAAGCAGCTTACGGCTGGTGGTGTTAGGTACGGTGCCCTGTCTGAAGATGAGTTAGATGAGATAGCCCTTGACTACGTGCCCAGGATACTCGGCGGCCCACGGGGCAAGGGTACGGTGGCTGTTATCAATGCCAACTTCCTACGAAACTTGCTCCAGGCTAAGGAAGAGTATGATTGGATGCTCCAGCAGCCTATTCAGCGGCGGTGCTTTGAGGAATTGCAGCGTGCCCAGGGCCGTAGGGTGCCACTAGAACAAGAACTGAAGGAGTATGCCCGGCGGTTGATGAATGATACTTGCCCTGGCTGTAGACGAACGCTAACGGAAAAGTATGGCACCGCCGAGGAACAGGATGAGCGGCTTTGGAAAAGGGTCAAGAGCATACGGGACTATGATAAGCCTAGCAGTATGTTTGACCGGGTAGTTAGGCGGTCTGGGGTCGGTGTGGCCGCGACGGGGCCAGGGGTTGACCCACCAAAGGGTACTAATAGATTATGAAAGGATTTTATGAGAGTACCCATAAAGAATTCGAGTAAGCTATTTACTGAGTTGGCCGAGGTTGAATCTTTCCATAGCTATAATGTCGATCTTAGGAATCGAGAGATCATGGTTTCTGGGGAAGAGGTAATGTCCGAAGTAGGGGGTGAGGAGCCAGGGGTGGACCATGTATTGGCCGCGAGGTGTATTCGGAACATTAGAATACTGGTCAACCAGGACGAGATCGCCCCTATACTAATTCACATGAAGACATGCGGTGGGAGTTGGAATGAGGGCATGGCGATATATGATGCTGTCAAGACGTGTCCGGTTAGGGTAACGATACTAAACTATACGCATGCCAGGAGCATGAGTTCATTGATTTTGCAGGCGGCGGATAATCGGGTTATGATGCCCCATTCTGAGTTTATGTTTCATCACGGCACGTATAGCGATGAGGGTGAGTTTGTTACTGTGGCATCGACGTTGGATTGGTATAAGCGGACGGCAGATGTAATGTGCAATATTTATGTGGATTCGATGAAGGACAGTGAGCACAGTCGTTGGCACGGGGCCTCTCGTGGTAGGATTCGCAAGTGGCTTGACGAGCAAATGGAAAAGAAGAACGATGTATACTTGTCTGCCAGCGAAGCGGTAGACCACGGCTTTGCCGATTCCATCTTTGATGGGGATTGGGCTGCACTTTTATCAGGCAGGTGAGCGGCCATCGGCGTATAATAGATTATGAGCAAGAGAAAGATAATCAAGATGCGGGAGTCGGTGCCATTAGACGCCGTGTTTTGTCGGGATGATAACGGTATCTTGGCTGTTTGGTTCGGGGATAGGAGAGACCTAAAGAAGAACGATGGATATTGGAGCGACACAATTGGCAAGCCAGATAACTGGTTGGAGTTGAGCTACTCACCTGAGTTTAGTACCCCTGACTTTTGTGAGTATTTTAATATAGAACGGGGCCACCTGCCTAAGCCCGGCCGGACTATGCCGGTAACTATTGAACTACCCAAATGGGAGGCTGAATTATATGAGCAAGGATAACGAAACACACGGCCCAATAACCACCGACTTGCTCGGCGCTAAGGTGTGGACTTGCGGTAGTGGTTGGGCGACTGTTCGGGCAATGTTTTACCAAAACATTTACGGGTTCTCGTTTTTAGTCGAGGATAACGAGGGCCAGCTAACTGAGTGTAATTATGGCGATGCGTTTACGAAGGAACCAGTCGATTGAAGCCAGGCTCGCATAGTGTTAGGTTGTTAAAGCTGTTTCGCATATTGTGTAAAGCCGCTCCGGTTTGTGCCATGCCCATTCGGCCTGCCGTTGGTCGAAGCGTTCCAGTCAGATTCTACGGGATGATAGAGTCGAAGTCTTACATACGGAAAGGCAATAATTGGTATCTGGGTGGGAAGCGGGTGACGGGGGCAAAACTCGCTGGTATCAAGAAGATGGCAATACCGCCGGGCTGGTCGAAGGTTCATGTGGCGGTGAGTCCCAGAGATAAGGCCGGACGAACAGTCCGCAGGTACTCCGACAAGTTCACGGCGATAAAGAAACAGCAGAAGTTCGTTAGGGTCAGGCAGTTCAGCCGCGACTTGCCCGCCGCCAGGAAGGGCATGATGGCGTCGGATGCCCCGGCCAATATGTTGCTCCGTATAGAGGACAAGACGGCGATGCGGATAGGCGGAACAAAGGATTTGAAGGCAAAGGTGAAGAGCTACGGTCTGACCACGTTGGAGGGCAGACATATAAACATCACAGGATCGACTATCAACTTTGATTACATAGCCAAGGAGGGGATAAGGCAGCAGAAGTCCATCCAGGATGTCGCTCTTGCCAAGTGGCTGAGAGCTAGGAAGACTAAGGCCGGTGCAGCAGGGAAGCTATTTCCGGACGTATCTGCTACGAAGTTAAATGCCCAACTGAAGAAACTCAGCGGCAGCAGTTACTCTTTGAAGGATGTTCGCACCTTCCACGCAACCAATAAGGCCCATGCAAAATTAGTAGGGTACGAGAATACCGTACTCACTACGCAGCAGCGAAAACAGATCGTTAAGGATGTGACCGAGGATGTGAGCAAGTTCCTGGGCAACACGCCGACGATGGCGAAGAACAGTTACATCGACCCGCAGGTGTGGTCGCTGATAGGAGGTTTACCCTGATGGCGGATACGTTAAAAGAGTCTGAGCAGCAGTTCGCTGATTGGATGGAGTCGGTAGAGTTTATCAGCACGGGCGGCAAGATAACGACGCCGAAGATCGGCCCGGACAAGTCGTCCGATCCAGACAACGACCGCGAGTAATTTATGAAGTGTTCATGCATAGCTTGTCGTAAGGCCAAAGGGGGAACCAAGGCCGGGAAGGCTTTGAATCGATTCTATGAGCCGGGTTCCCGCTCGCTGTACAAAGTGGTCAAGGCCTGGTTTCGGTTGGTCGATGATGCCGTGCGGTACGGGATAGAACAGCAGTGGATTTTGGGGAAGGAGCCACACCCGGAGGCCATAGATGTTTCGTCGTACAATCCCACGGGCATCGAGAAGGACGTGATCGATGCCGGCGCCGAGGCCCTGTTCCACAGGTTGAACAAGGCATCGCCGTATCAGCGGTTTGGTATAGTCAACAATGTTGCCGATTGGGGATGCCTGAACCATAAAGGGGCAACCATGCTGACCGGCCCCCAGGTTCGTATCTACGGCGATGTTGCCGGTAAGGCGGCAGAGCTGGCCAAGTTTAAGGGGGTGTTTAACCTACCGAATAAAAGGGCAATCGCTTGGAGCAAGCAGCACGTCACGCCATTCATGCAAGACCTTGTTAGTCAGACCCGGCGAGGGATACAGCATTTGGTGACGGACTCCTTGGAGCGGGGACTAAGCACAAAGGAGATGGCTAGAGAGGTACTGAGGCTACCGAGCTTCTCCATGAACCCGCGACAGGCCAGAGCACTTGGCAAATACCGGGGCAAGCTGACAGGGATACAGGACAAGATAGCGGCGGCACTGAAGGCCAGCGGCGGTAATATGACGGAAGCCGCTAAGACCCTGCGTATCAAGGTGCCGAAGTCTTGGATAAAGCAAGTCAAGGCGGGCACGTTCAGTGTCGATAAGCGGGTGGCCAAGGAGGCGGCTAAGAAGGTCCGCTATCGGGCCGAGATGATAGCCAGGACTGAGGTGGCCGATGCTGTCAGTGCTGGTACGTTGGAAGGATACAAAGAGGCAAAGGTAAAGAAGGTGCGGTGGGAGGCGGCGTTAGATGCCTGTGAGGTTTGTAGTGGATACGACGGTAATATCTATACGTTGTTGGAGTCGCAAGGACAGCAGCCTGCCCATGTAAGTTGCCGGTGTGTTTGGGTGCCGGTTGGCGTATAATGAATTATGAGTAACGACATTAAACCACAACATATCCTAGACGCCGCAAAAGTGGCAACTCGCCGCGTGCTTTCGCGGTGTCCTGCCCTATGGTGGTACAGGGATGAGGTGGAGAGTGAGAGCCTTGTGGCGGCTACCAAGGCCGTCTCTCGGTATCCAACGGTGGGCCTGCTGTTTAGCTATGGCCTACGATATATCACGGATAGGATAATCAGGGCCATGAAGGTTCAAGGTTGGCTATGGACCCCCGGTAGGCCGACCGTGACCGCTTGGGGTGTGCTTCGGAAATACCCGAAGGAGCGGAGCTATATCCCTTATAACAATACTACCGATGATGAGCTTAAATCGGGGATGGCCTTGGTCCTGAACAAGAGGGCCACGGATATCCTTTGGCGTAGAATAGTAGAGGAAGAGGACTTGCAGAGCATTGGTAACTCGTACAACCTAAGCCGCCAGGCGGTCTGGCAGGCAGTCAATAGTGGGCGGGATAAGCTACGAAGGGCCTGGGCAAGTCAAGATGAAACCAAGACTAAAGAAAAACTGCTATGATTGCCGAGCCTTATACGGCATCAGTAAGGAATCTAGATGTATCTTGGGATATCCGATTACTTTCAACGAGCAAGGGGTTAGCGTCCCAATGTTTTGCATCCCCATTCCAGGTAAGCCCTGTCCTAAGCCACGAACATGGGCTAATCTTGATAATTCTAACTTTTACAATCCAACAGGAGCAAATGAATGAACATCGAGCAAGTGACCAAGAGCAACGTAGGCAGCATAACTGACGCCGACCTCCACAACCTCCGTAACCGGGCCGTACAAATCTACGACAAGACTGAACAGGGCCATGAGGCGATAACTAAGCGGACTGTCGGCGTAAAGCAGTCCATACCGAGAGACCTGTTCTTCAAGGCATACCGAATCATCCGTGATAGGATGGAGAAGCTGGGTATTACCTACAAGCGGGAATCCATCGACTCCAAGCTGGTCCGCAAAGACCTACGCGGCGTGGACGTGTCCGAACTACCGCCGATCATGCTCAAGGAAGCGGCCGTATGCCTAACAGGAGCGTTCGTGGCGGACCCAAAACACACGGCTACTGTGGACGTATGGATGGCGGATGGGCTTCCGGTTGAAATGGAAAAGCGGATGGCGGAAGCCGTCCTGAACCAGACCAACCACGACGTAGCGGTGGTGGAGGAACTGATTGCCCCGGCCATCCCTGTGTATGATCTTGTGCTTATGCCGAGGGGCGAGACAAGGGAAGCCAACCGGGAAGTATTTGCCAGGGCCAAGTCAGCGGCCGTTATCAAGGCGAGTGCCTATGAGCATGTCGCTACGCAGATCGATGCTGGGAAGTTCGAGGAGTTCAGCCGGGAGCCAGTGAAGGATAGCGAGGGCGTCACGAACATCTTCGGCGTAGGTTCGGATGGCAAGGCCAAGGTCCAATCCATCAGGTTCAACAGTAGTACGTATTCCGTAGAGGGGGCCAAGAGCTGGCTATCAAGTCACCACTACAAGGATGAAGTAATAGCAGCCTCAAAAACCAAGACCGAAGTGGGCAAATTCACGAAAATAGATGAAGAGCAGAGAATAGTTGGTG